CTTTTTTGTGTGCGCGTGCGAAAAAAAAGGGAGGGGGTAAAATTTTGAGCAAAATAACGGAAGGCTGCAGAAACTTTTACGACGCTTATGCAAAAAAAAAACTTCCTGCAGATTTACAAACAAGATGCGAATCTATCATGGAAGATCTGAAGCTTGGTTATGAAGAGAGCTATTTTAAGATTGGTTTTATTGTCGGTCTTTATGTTGAACAACATCGTAGGGAAATATTTGAGGAGGATTACGAATTGAAGGGAACCGAAATTATCGTGTGCATCGTAAAAGATTATTACATAGACCTGGACGGAAAAAAAACAAAAATATCCGGACAGAAATATTCCGGAGTTTTTACCGGAAAGGAAGCGCCTTATTTTGAAGGAGCTGTTTTTGACAAGATGCCTGACGGAAGCTATCAGCTGGGCGGGACCGTCTCGCTGAGTAAAGAGGAGTTTACTCAGAATGTAAAATTATGGATGCCGGCATTCTGATGGAAAGGAGAAAGACGGGCCGGCAGCTTGAACCTGAGATGCAGGAGATTCAAGACAAGATCGGTGCAGAAGCTTATGGCAAGCTTTATGCAAAGATTTACACAAAGACATTAAACAGCGGAGGAAAACGATATTCCGGCAAGCGTTATAGCAATAGTAAAGAGAAGCTTGAGACTATCAGAAAGAAATATGCAGATGGTGTGCCGGTTGGAGAGATAGAAAAGATGGTGCGAGGTGAAAAGTAAATGGGTAGACCACCAAAGAGCATTGAAGATCATAAGGCAAACGGAACTTATAAACCTTCCAGGCACGACGGACGCGGAATAACAATAGAACCGCTTGAAAAGCTGCCTGCTCCGATAAATCTTTCAAAAAAAGCATCGGAGAAATGGGACGAACTTGTTCCGGCAATGCTTGAAGCAGGTCTTATTTCTATTGTTGATACTGTAATCCTTAAGGATGCATTTATCAGTTATGACATCGCACAGGATTGCCTGGAGAAAGTAAATGCTTATGAGAGTTATGGCGAGTATTTGTCAAATCTTGACAAAATTAAGCAGATGAACCTTCTGGATGTGTATAAGGAGCACATGAACCGCTTCCATAAAATTATGATGAAGTTTGGTGTAACACCGGAAGCAAGAACAAGAATGAGGGTAAAGCCAAAAGAGAAGGATGATCAGGATTTCTTAAAAGAGCTTATGGGGAATGGTTAATGAGTGAATATTCAAGAAATCTTGCAATTTTATTGCTTGGGATTATGGTGTTATTTTTGAGCATTGTAGCAATGGGGCTGTGCTGTCATGACAACAGGGTTATGCAGAAGAACAATGACAGGATGCAGCAGGCTATTGCAGAAATGATAAAACAACAGGAGCGTCAGGCATCCGAAATCAGACAGGTTAAGACTGATACGGAAATTATCCTGAGGCTTGCAGTTGAAAATGTATATCTTGAAGAAGAAGATGGAGGTGAAAAATGATTTTTCAAGAACAAAGATGTTATTTAAGTGAGCTTTTCGGGGAAGAAGTAAAAGTGGGGTGGTATGCAGTTATAGACCCGTTCACAATTCCTGCAGCAAAGGTGAAATTCAACGGTGAAGAAATAGAAACACCTGAGTTTAAGACACCAGAAACAAAGCTTTATTGCATTGACAAAAAAGACGGTATAACACAGCTTATGTTTGACGGTGCAATGTTTAACATGCCGATTGGTCCTTTTAAGGATGACAAGGCTGTAATTTTTAAGAATTCTTTTTTGAAAAAATATCTTAAGAAGGTTTTTAAACCGCTTTTCTGTCAGATGTATGACCTGCAAAAAAAATCCATAAAGTGCGATATTCCGGCAAAATACGAAATCTTTGGTGATGATAACGGAGAAGGCCAGCTCGACTGGTTCAAAGAAATCAAACATAGACTTGCATGCGATGAAGAATACAGCCGATGGTGGTGGACTTCTACGAAATACAGTGATGATAGCGAGGATGCGTCTGCTGCTTACTTCTGCTATGTGGACGACTATGGCGGTGCGTACTACACCGGCGCGTCGTATGCGAACCGTTATGTCCGCCCCCGCTTCGTAATCGGAGCTCAGGCGCAAGACTGAGCGGCGCCGTAATCTCCGCCCCGCGAGGGGCGGATGTCTTGAGAGGAAAATATGATAGCAAATAAAGCAACAGAATCAATAGGACAGGCAGTATGCTATGAATTGCAGAACATCGTAAAAAAGTACGGTGCTACATACCATAGTGAGCACGAAGCTTATGCGGTATTAAAAGAAGAAGTTGAAGAGGTTTGCGATGCATCAAACGAGCTTACAGGCAAGCTTGATGACATCTGGCTTAATATAAAAAATAATTTTGTAATCGAGCCAACACTTTTACATGAAGCAAAAGAACAGGCAATTGCACTTGCAGAAGAGGCCGTTCAGTGTGCTGCAGTTTTGGAAAGGTTTTTGAGTACGGTTGGAGGTGAAGATTATGCCGGAACCAGAAAAGAATGATGCCATTGCAGAGCTGCAGAATATCAAAAAGAATCTTAAAGAGCAGATTCTGGATATGGTGAACTTTTACGCTTTGCAGTTTGAGCCGTGCGAATATTGTGTTTGTAAAGAACGCAAGACAGATGCTGAACTGCAGATTTGTAAGAGCTGTTGTTTTTATTATCCTAGTAAGTTTATTTTTAAGGAGAAATAGCAGATGAAAAACATAAAACAACTTGACGAACTGGAAGAGCAAGAAGGTTTATCGGATGAAGTTATAACTGAGATTCTGACAAATAAGGATGTAAACAAAGCATACAAGATTCTGATGCAGAGCGCTTTCTTGTTTTATCATTTATGCGGAAAGAATGTCTGGGAGACAGAAGAGGAATATTTTAAGGGCTTCCCTTTTACTGTTCATTATGTTGATGGCGGAACTATTGCTGCACAGCTTCTGAAAAAATATGATTCAGAAAAGGGTATCTGGTAGGAGGTGGAATAGCAGAATGCAAGAGTGCGAATACTTTATAAATGGACAAAAAATTGTCATAGGCAATAATCTTGATATAGTTCCGAAAGACTGGAGTGTAGAAGATGTTTTAAAATGCAAACCGATTGAAGGCTCGTTAGATTTAGATATTGAATTGAACTCATTGTGGAAACATCAACAAGAAACAGGAAAACCTAAATTAGTTCATATTTCGTTTTTAGCAAACTTTAAGGAGTAAGCAGAGTGAAAGAAGAAGATAAATGTTTTAAAGGATATAGACTAGATCACAATAATGATGTAATTGGAGCTTTCCCAAGTGTAGATGTTATACACCAACAGACAGAAGCAGCTATGAGACAAATGGCAGAAAAAACAAATCAGGCAATTATTGAATATTGTTTGAAAATCGATATTGATCCAGATGTGTTGCTTAAACAAAAAGCAGAAATTGAATTGCTCCAAATGAAAATAGAGAAAATGAAGTGCTGTGGTAATTGTAAGCATTGTAAGTATGATGAGAATGAAGAGAGTTCTGAATATTGTGAAGAACATCAACAGATTGTAAATATTGCGGTACAAGCTTGTAGTCGCTGGGAATTTGATAATTGGGGAAAATAGGATTAGCAGAATGACAATACAGGAAATATCAGATGAAATGAAAAAGGAAAAAGCAAGATGCGACAGATATTTAGGCACCTGGAATCAGGAAGATAGAGATTGCGAGATTTATGGGCAGGATCATCCAAGCCCTGCGAGATGTCCATATTTTTTACAATATGAATTAGAAAGACGAAACAACGAGGGTAATTTATGAGTATTACAGAAAGCTTTCCAACAGAAGATATTCCCTGGGATTATTGCGGAACAGGAGATTGCGGCTATAGTATGGCAGAATGTGAAGCTGCCGCCAAAGATTTTGCAATGAGCCACAAGATGAATATAGATGAACCGGCTCTTATTACACATACAATTGATTTAATGGTTGATGCATTCAAGGCTGGAGCAGAGTTTGTGTTAAAAACAAATAAAAAGGAGTAAATCTTGTTTTTTTGGGAAGTTCGTATAACTCTTGATGGTAGCATCTGGGAAAAAGAAGAATTCTATGCTCTGCAGATAAAACAAAAAGGTTATGTCTGCCCTGCAAATATTTTTAATCCTGAATTATTGGAATTGCCAGCATCAGAAGTATGTCCGAATTGCGAACATTTTAATAATGATTGCATCGTGTATGGCAAGAAAAGAAAACATGGAAAAAATTAAGTTTACCTATCTGAAATACATAAATGATGTTTCAAACTCCAGGATTCCAACTTGTAAGATGGTAAAGCTTGCTGTAAAGCGGCATATTAAGGATATAAAGGCGAGTGAAGAAGGAACCTTTCCTTATTATTTTGACCATAAGAAAGCTCAGGCGGCAATTGTCTTTTTTTCACAGCTGGTGCACACCAAAGGAAAACTTGCGGGACAGAAGCTTAAGCCGGAACCATGGCAGCAGTTCATAATTGCGAGCCTTTACGGATGGCGCCGGAGAGATAACAATAAAAGACGGTTCCGCAGAGCTTATATTCAGATTGCACGAAAAAACGGTAAGTCTTTTCTTGCTGCAGGCGTGTCGCTTTATGATCTTCTTACGGAGCCAGGCGCGGAAGTTTACTCTGCAGCAACAAAAAAAGACCAGGCGCGAATTGTTTTTGAAGATGCAAAGAAAACAGTGCAATATTCTGCAGACCTTAAGAAATACATTAAACCACTTGCACACTCTCTCACCTGTTCAGACGGATTTATGAAGCCTCTTGCATCAGATTCAAACACGCTCGACGGTCTTAACCCTTCCTGCGCCATTATTGATGAATACCATGCGCATAAAACGACAGAATTGCTTGATGTAATAGAAACCGGTATGAGGGCCCGCCAGCAACCTTTAATGTTCATCATCACGACAGCCGGAAATAACAGAAATGCTCCATGCTTTGAAGAATACGAAAAGTGTAAAAAAATGCTTGCAGAAGCCAACGGCTACGAGAATGACGAGTATTTTTCTATAATTTTCGAGCTTGATAAGGGCGATGACTGGAAAAACGAGAAAAACTGGTATAAGGCAAATCCGAACCTGGGCGTGAGCGTTGAGCTTGATGCGATGCACACAGCTTTTCGTGAAGCTTTGCTTTCAAACTCAAGCGAGACAGCGTTCAGAACAAAGAACCTGAACGAATGGCTCAATGTTGCAGAAGTATGGATTAATGACCGCTCCTGGGCGCATTGTTTCCATCGTTATGCAGAGAAAAACCTCGAAGGGCTCCGTTGCTGGGGCGGTATAGACCTTTCAAAGCGACTTGACTTTACTGTATTAACCTGGTACTTCGAGCTTCCAAAGGGTAAGCGATATGCAAAGCATTACTTCTTTATTCCGGAAGGCCAGATAGATATTAAAATGAAGCAGGACTCTTACCGCATCCGCTCTTGGATTAAGCAGGGTTTTATAACTGCAACACCAGGAGAGACGCAGGATTTTTCTTTTATGCTCAATATCATCCGCGAGGATGCCAAAAAGTACGACATTCAGGAGATCGCCTACGACCGCAACCTTGCTGAATATCTCATTCAGGACCTTGCTGCAGAGTTCACTTGTGTAGACTTCTCTCAGTCTATTGTTGGAATGAGCGAGCCTTCCAAAGCTTGGGAGCAGGCAATTTTGGATAATAAAATTATAGACAATAATCCGGTTATGGCATGGATGGTAAGCTGTGCTACGGTTAAACCGGATGCAAATGGAAATATAAAACCGATTAAGCCGGATACGAACAAAACCAGCAAGCGCATAGATGGTGTTATAACAAGTATTATGGCAAATAACCGCCTTGAAATAGCTTTAGCAGACGAAGCAAAGGCACCATTGAGCGTGGATGAGATGTTCTTTTAGTTCAACTGACTTTATTATTGTGATGTCATACACGATTTTTAACTCCTAAAAAATCAGAAAAAATTAGTCCTGTGCCGGAAGCAATGCCTCTTGTTTCCGGCATTTTTTTTATGACAGAAACAAGAATTACATCGGAACAATACGAAGAACTGGGGCAGGAGCTTATATCAAAGCATCCTATGTTGATGGATTTGCGGGGCTATGTAGAAGCTGGATTTATTAAAATTATCTATCTGGAATCAGACAGACCAAAGAAAACGAGCTGGGGAATAACTCATGCAGACTGTGAGAAAGTTGCTGATTCCAAGCGCTGGGCAATTGATGCAGATTTTATAATCACGGTTTATACGCCGAATGTTGGCCACATGACAAAGGAACAGAAGAAAATCCTTATGCTCCATGAGCTTATGCATATAGGTGTAGAGCGCAGCGATAAAGGAAATATCAAAAAGCGGCTTATTCCGCACTCTGTTCAGGATTTTTACTACATCCTTGATAAATATGGTCTTAAATGGGATGGAGACGGACAGCAGTCGTTTGAGTTTGATTTTGACTAACTGACATTATTAATATGAAAATTCTAGGATTGGAAATCCGTCGGGCGTCATTGCCAAAGATGGATAAGGCTTTACCGGTTATTTCTCGGCCTGCAAATGGAAGCCTGTTTTTTATGCCGAATATGTCTCGCGCTGAGCTTATGAGCAATACAACTGTATCTGCTTGTACAATGCTTATTGCCGATTCTATTGCTCAGATGAGCGTGCATGTTTATAAGCGCACTTCTGACGGACGCATCCGCGATGACAGACCAAACCTTGCATATTTACTGAGAAAGCAGCCGAATTATTACGATGTACCGTTTACTTTTAAGCAGACTGTGATGATGGATTTGCTGTTAAACGGAAACGCGTTTATTTTTGTTGCCAGAAATGCTGATAACTCGCCGCGCAGTCTTACACCGCTTCCGCCGGAGCGCGTGAGAATCTGTTTTGATGATAACGGCGATGTTTATTATGAATATAATTACCAGGGAGAAATCTATAAATATCGTCCTGTTAATATGCTGCATATTCCGGCTTATCGTTTTGGAACTATAAGAGGAGTTTCACCGCTTGCTTATGCTCATCATGCAGCGCGTCTTGGTTTGACTCTGGATGAATATACAAACGACAGTTTTGATGGTGGTATTCATTCTAAGCTTCTTATAGAGGTTCCTGCAGATGAAAAGAAGTTTACTCAGGAAGATGCTCAGAAACTTAAAGAGCGCATCCTTTCTGCTTATGGCGGCCGCGACCATGCAAACGACCCTTTTATTGTTGCAAATGGAATGAAAGCAAGCTCGCTGGACCTGGCAAGTAATGCAGATGCACAGCTTACAGAAAACCGTACTTATTCAGAGCGCGAAGTTGCAAAGATATTCCGCGTTCCTCTTTATATGCTTGGAAAGGATGACAGTAAGTTTACAAATCAGGAACAGGCAAATACATTCTTCCTGCAGCATACTTTGAGCCCTTGGGTTGTACGATTGCAGCAATATCTGGACCAGCTTCTTACTTATCCGTTCCAGAGCGACCATTATGTAGAGTTTGACACAGATACAATGCTCCGTGCAGATTACAAGAGCCGCATGGAAATGTATACCAAAGGTCTTACAAACGGTGTTTATACACCAAATCAGATTTTCGAGCGTGAAAATCTGCCAAAAACAAAGGAAACATGGGGAGATCAGCACTTTATGCCTGTTAATCTTTCCACTGTTGATAAGATTGCCGCACAGAATCCAGCAGATGCTGGCAAAAATACATCTGACACTATTAAGGAGGAATAACCAAAAATGGATGTACAGAAACTTATTAAAAGAATACAAGACGGCCAGCAGTATCGTGATATGGAGCTGCGGGCTGTAAAAAACAACTCAGAAAAACCGGAATATCGTGTTTCCGGCTATTCTACAATGTTCAATCAGCCTTTTGTTCTCTGGCGCGAGAAATGGGGCGGCCAGGAATGGGAAGTACGCGAGCAGGTAGATTCTCATGCTTTTGATGAATGCGACATGAGCGATGTTATTTTCAATCTGAACCATGAAGGTCGTGTATTTGCACGCCTTTCAAACGACACCTTAAAGCTCACAATTGAGGAAAAGGGTCTTAAGGTTGATGCCTACCTTGGTGGAACAGAAGAAGGACGCAAAATTCACGAAGAAATTGAAGGCGGCTACCTTACAAAAATGTCTTATCGCTTTGTAGTTGAAGATGACAAGACAGAAGAGTTTACAGAGGGAGAAAAGCGCGTTGTATTACGCACTATAACCAAAATAAGAAAGCTGTATGATGTTTCAGTTGTCAGCATTCCAGCTGATGACCACACTTCTATATCAGCACGAAGCTTCTCAGACGGATTGATCGAGAAGATTCAGGCGGAGCGACTGGAAGCTGAAAAGAAGGAAGAAGCAGAGCGTCAGGCAGTTTTGGAAGCAGAAGCACGCAAACGCGAGCTTGAACTGCTTGAGAATATGTAATTTTTTTATTCCAGGGAGAATTAAACTATGGATAAGAAACAGCGCCGCGCACAGCTTATTGCTGAAATGCGCGAACTCAACGAGAAGGTTCTCGGTGAGAAAAGAGAGTTTACTGCAGAAGAAAAAGCTCTTTATGACGAAAAGGAAAAGGAGATGAGAGAACTCTCTGCTCAGATTGCAGCAGAAGAGCGCCAGGCTGCCATCGAAGGTTTTGCTTCAACTCTTCCTCTTCCAAAGGATGATGAAGGTCGTGGTGCACCTGATGATGATGCAAAAGAAGAATTCCGCAAGTTCCTTAAGGGTGAAAAACGCGATCTTACAGTCGGAACATCCGGCTCACAGGGAAGCGGCTACGCTCTGGCTCCTCAGGAGTTCTCTGACGAAATCATCGCTGCCATCGAAAAAGATACACAGATCTACAAAGAAGTAGACAAGATTCCGGTATCTGGGGCAGGTTCGCTCGGTATTCCTTACGAATCAACAGACGCATCTGATGCTTCTTGGACTCAGGAAGTTCCAAGCGAAGCAATTAGTGCAGACAGCTCATGGGCATTCAGCAAACGCGAACTTATTCCAACAGACCTTGCAAAGCTTGTTAAGGTTTCAAAGAAGATGCTCGCTTCTTCAGCTGTGCCTATTGACCAGCTTGTTCGCAACAAGCTTGCTTACAAGTTCATGTCTGCTTTTGAAGCAGGCATCTTGACAGGTACTGGTTCAGGCCAGCCTCTTGGTGTTTTCACAGCAGATGCCAACGGTGTTCCAACATCACGCGACCTTGCATCAGACCGCTCTGCTTACAATGTAGCAAGCGGAATGGTTTGCTGCGCTGACGACCTTATCAAGATGAAGATGAAACTTCGTCCTGGTTATCGCAAAAACGCTGTATGGGTAATGCATACAGACATTCTTCAGACAATCATGCTCTTGAAGGATAGTGACGGACAGTACCTCTGGCGTCCAGGCTTGCGCGACGGTGAACCGGACACCATTCTTGGTATGCCTGTAGTTGAAAGTGAGTTTGCACCAAACGGCAAGCACACAAACAACTATGTAATCGTTCTTGGAGACTTCAAGGACTATTACAAGTTCGCTTACTGGAAGAATGTTGAAGTTCAGGTACTCGTTGAAGCTTTTGCAACAAAGAACTGCATCGGCTACCTCGGACACACACTTGCAGACGGTATGCCTGTTCTTGGTGAAGCCTTCGTTCGTATGAAGGTCGGCGGAACTACTTCAACAGGTTCTGATCCTGCTACAGCGTAGTAAGAAAATCATAAGCTTTACAGCTTTTGATATAAAACTCACTTCTGCCCAGATGTAAGTTTACCCTCGCTCCTCCGGCGGGGGTTTTTATTTGAATTGACATTATTTATATGAAAGAGAAAAAACTGATGATTTGCGGTAAGGCGAATAGGCATCTGAGCGTTGAACAGATAAGGGAGCCTGATCGTGAAATATGGATGGTAGGGGTAGACGAACGCGAAGGTGCAGACAGATATTTTGAACTGCACGGCATAAAGGTAAAGCACCCTAATACAACTTACGAAATGCCAGAAGAAGTTTATAACCAGGGATTACCAATAAACAATTCCATAAGCGCAATGCTGGTTTATGCATGGCTTTTGGGTTATACGGATATTTCAATCGTAGGAGCTCCTATGGTTGCCAATGATGAATATGCGCAGCAGAGGCCGGCTCTTGCTTTTCTTGTTGGTTATTTTGCGGGGCTTGGCTTAAAGCTTGCATGGGACGGCATGGTAGAAAACAACAATTATGGAAAAGGTAAAAAGCCAAATTTTTAAGGAGGATAAAAATGGCTAGTAAAAAAACAAACACAAAGGCGGCAGAACCTGAGCAGAAAGCAGTAGAAACTGCTGATGAAAAGAAAATTGAAACTGCAGAAACAGCAGATATTCAGAAGGTCGAAAAGGTTGAAAAGAAGCGTCCGGTTGTTGAAGCCGGCGACTATTTTCGCCATGCAAAGGTAAAAATGCTTGATTTGTTGTGCGCACCTTATGGAACCTATCATAAGGGTGATATTGCCACAATTCCTTATAGGGATGCCGTGGAAATGGCTGCAGCTGGACGCTGTGAAATACTGGAGGACTAATAATGACATTCATTACAAGCGCGATGCTCCAGGCTTTTATGGATAAGACATGCGAGCAGAATGATACAAAGCCGGTAGGATACTGCAATGCGGCAATGGAACAGGTGCGCGATTATCTTGGATATGATCCGGAACAGCAGACTTATACACAGGAAATCAAAGGCGATGACGGAAAGCTTGCCGCATTGTGTGCATGGCCTGTAAGTTCTATTACGGCATTTTCTATTGACGGAGACATTCACAGCCCGAATGAGCTTGAAGTAGAAACAGAAAACTACATCTGCTTTAAGGACAATTCATCGTTCAAAAAAGGCTCAAGATACCTGCTCACATTTACTGCAGGCTATCAGACAGTGCCGGAAATTATAAAGACAACAGCTTTACAGCTTGCTTCCCTTTTATGGGAAAGCGCAGGCGGAAATCTTGCCGTAAGCTCAACAACTTTTGCAGATACTGGAAGTCGTGTTTTCAATAACTTCCAGGCAGACCGCTTCTTAAAGCAGATTGCACAGTATAAGCGTAGGTTCTAGGAGGTTTTATGGGAGATGAAAATAAAGACAGCCAGAGCCTTGTAGAATACCGCCTTACTCAGATTGAAAGCAAACTGGATCAGGTAACAACACTTTTAATGCAGACAAAAGAGCAGGAGCTCAGGCTTTCGAGTCTTGAAAAGAAAATTGACAAGAGTGTAGACCGCTGGCTTAATCCTCTTGTTGCTGCCGTTGTTTCGGGGCTTGTTGCGTTTCTTTTTGTAAAGCTGGGAGTAAATTAAATGGATCATCCACAAACCAAAGCAGAAGAACTGTCAAAATCAATTACACCACAGAGGCTCGAAGCAATAAGCCGTTATGGATGCTGTGCTTTTGTTCTCTTGTGGTGCCTTGGAATAGAGCCTGACGATTATCAGGCAATAGAAACAGTAAACGATCTTATTAAGGTTAAAGCCATTGAAGAAGATTGTACTGTAAAATGGGCCGAAGCTGCAGCTCATCTTACAGGGCGCAGAATTACTGTTGAATTCAAAGACATAAAGGATTTGCGGGGCATAAAGAACCGCACGCCGGTCCGTTATGATTACAAAGGTAAAAGCCACTGGGTAGGGGTAGAAAACGGAATGATTAAGTTTAATCCGCTTGTTTACTCTCAGTGTGTAGAAAAAGGGCGTCCGATGACTGCCCGTATTATAAAGCTCGCTAAATAGGGAGGAATTATGAAAAACATTTTAGTTTGGATAGGACTTGTTGTCCTTATCATTGCTACAACAATCGGAGAGTTTACAGGCATTGCGCTTGCAGACTGGATTGAACTTGCAGGCTGGTCTATCGGTATGGCCTTGTGTGTTCTTGGAATTGTTTCAAAAGCAGAAAAGAAAGACTGGAAGCTCTATGTTTCTATCGTAGGTATTATTGCCGGTGTTTTCTTGCTGGCTCTTGCAGGAATTTCAAAAGACACTATTACAACAGTTATTACTGCAGTTTTCGGTCTTGTTGTGCTTATTATAAGTATTCTGCCAGCTTTATTGCCTAAGAAAGCTTCTGCTGGTAAGTAATTGATAAGACCCGCCAAGCCTCTCGAAGAAGCTCACTCAGGCGGGTTGTTTTTTTTCGGAGGAAATATGAGTGAAGAAGTAAAGGCAGAGGAAGTAAAGGAAAAGAAAACTATTAAAGCAAAGGATGCTTCTTTAGTTGGACAGATTATTGCCAGTGTTTGGATTGCCGGTTTATGTCTGGCAATTTTTATTACTAATATTGTTCGAGGTAATCCTGTAAAAATAACTGATGTTATTCTGAGCGGGTTTGCCATTGCCGGTTGTTATGTTCCGGTCTATTTCAATTTAATCATGGAAAAGATAAAAGACATAAGGTTTGGAGGTAACGAATGAATACTTTCACAATAGTTCTTACGGTTGCCGTTGTTTTTCTGATTATGGCAGCTGTAATTTATTCACTGTGCCAGAGGCTTAAGGAAAGCCGTAATGTTGTCAAAGAATTGGAAAAAGAACTTGATAAAGCACAGAAGAATGTCGTTTATCTGGTAAACCATGCAGAAGAATTGCAGGAAATCAAATTGAACGAGCAGGAGCTCGAAAATCAGCTTGGAGAAGCTCAGGATGATGAAGAAGTTTATAACATTGTTAATGGCATTATTGATGCTAACAATTCTATCGTGCAAAAGCACAAAGCAGACTGAAAAGGAAATAGTTTTACCGCCGAAGCCTGTGCGCAGGGAATTGAAGCCGGTTGAAAATACAAAGGACCTTGCACTCACACTTGTTTATTACGAAGCTCTTGTGCAGGAATGGGAGCTCTGGGGCGAAACGGTAGAGGATATTGTTTATGGCGAACAACGGTCAGATAATTAGAGCTGAAATAGAAGTCAAGGAAGTTCAGGATGCTCTTGCCGGTACTTCTAAAAGTCTCAAGGCTATAGAAAAAAGTGTATTGCGCATTGCGGCAAAAGAAACTGCAAAGAGGGTAAAGGCTGCCATATCTGCAAGTGATTTGCAGAGACGGACCGGAGAGCTTTCAAAAGCTTTTATTTATAAAGTTAAAAAAGATGGCAGCAGTGCATCGGTTTTTCCTAAAGCTTTAACACGAAGCGATCACTCAATTTTTCCTAAGGCAATGACACTTTCTTATGGACATGACGGACCAACAAAGAGAGCAGCTTCCTGGCATGTGGCACCGCGTGGGTTTGTTCAGGCAGGACAGCAGTATGCAGAAAGCGGTGCATATATGAATGAAGTAAAGAAGATGGTTGAAAAAGAACTTGAAAAATACTGGGGGTAATTAATGGATCAGATAGCAGAAGAGATAAAGGATTTTATTCTTGCAAATGTAAATGCGGAACTTTCGGGGCTTGTAGAAACAGGCCTTACACTTCCGGCAATTACAAAAGATAATATAGTTTTCGGAACCGTGGACTTGTCTCGTTATGAGGTGCCGGTCGTTGTTTCAATTCTTCCGGAAACACAGGAGCCGGAACCTGGGTTTATCGACGGAACATCGCAAAAATCAGAGTTTACAATAACTTTTCTGTTCCAGAAGGCAACTTATAAGGTTTTAGTAAAAAGAATGTGCCGCTATGCAAAAGCCTTCTGGCTGGCACAGTCAAAGGAGCCGGATTTTGGAGATATTGAAGAAAGCGAAATTACTGAAATTCAGTATTATCCAGATACAGGAGCGGTTGCGCAGCAGATGACAGCTTTTGAACTTACTCTTGATGTAATTACAGAAGAAAAGCTTTAGTCGTATTCTACAATATGACTTTATTATAAAACCAATTTAAGGGAGACTATAATTATGGTTAAGAAACATCAGATTGCACCGTTCTTGAACAAAGCAATTGACTCAGAAACAGGTCTTGTAAATAAAACAAATCCAAGCTGGATGCGTGTCTGCAAGACTGCAAGCTTTGACTTGAACATGAATCCAGAAACAGAAGAGCACGATTATATTTGCGATGAAAACCCTACAACAGAGCTCAAGAAATACAATCCTGCTTTCAACACTCCTCTTGTTATGTACGAGAACGATGATGATTACAAGTTTATCTTCAACAAGTTCTTCAAAATGCAGACAGGGGAAGAAGCAAAGAGCGAAATCCTTCTTGTTTTCTTCCAGGAGCCTGTAGACACAACTGCAGTAAATCACGCACACTTTAAGGCCTGGAGATGTGATTGTACAATTACATTGAACGACCTGAACAGTGTTGATTCAACACTTACCTTTGATACAAATTTCAATGGCACAGTGAAGAAGGGATATGTAACCGTTTCTACTGGAACTATTACAGCATTTACAGAAGGCGATTACACAGTAACCACAGCTCCTACAGATGGAGACTAATGCTCTCTCTTACCAAGGTAAAACTTCCCGACTGCATAAAAGTAGACGGGAAGTTTTTTTTCATTAAAACAGATTTTCGCGACTGGATTAATTTTTCGCGCATTGTAAACACAAAAGGCGCTGTAATTGATGAAGTAGATTTTATTTATGCTGATGAAGTGCCGCCTGCAGCTTACAAGAAAAAAGCGTTTGAACAGCTGCTTGAATTCTTCCAGCCGAAAAGTGAACTACCAAGAAATACCGGAGGCAAGAGTTCTGGTAAAGTTCTTGATTATGAGATAGATGCAGACTATATTTATGCAGCTTTTCAGGAACAATACAAAATAGATCTTCTTGCCACAGACGATAAGGGCCATGCAGTACAGATGCACTGGCACAAGTTTCTTGCTCTTATACAAGGGCTCCATAATACAAAGCTCAACGAGATTATGAGTTATAGAAGCTGGAACGGAAAAACAGACACCGATTACGGAAAACAGATGCAATCGCTTCACAATGCCTGGGAGCTTCCTACTGGCGATAGAGAGCAGATACAAAAGGATCTTGAAGCCTTTAACTCCCTTTTTAAATAGTTTTTCCTTATATAACTGACTTTATTATAAATAACTCCTTATAAGGTTCTTAATATGGCTAAGAAAAATGTAACGATAAAGTTTGATTCAGATACAAAAGATGCGGAAAGCGGCATTAATAAACTTGCATCTGATATTAATAAATTCTCAAAAAGCAACCAGCAGAGCCTTTCCGGACTGGGGAAGCTTACAAGTTCTGTAAAAGGTCTTGCAAAAAGCTTTGCGCCTGCAACAATTGCAATAGGTGCTACTGTTGCAGCAGTCAAGAAAGTAAACGAAGTTATAAAGGAAACTACAACCTTATACAAAGCTCAGGCAAATGCAGAAAAACAGCTTGAAGTTGCTGCAAAGAATAATCCTTATCTTGATTCAAATTCTGTTGTTCAGCTTAAAGCTTATGCATCACAATTGCAGAAAATCTCAACTGTAGGAGACGAAGAGCTTCTACCGATGATGGCACAGCTTGCCTCTGCAGGAAGAACTCAGTCAGAAATTCAGGATATAATGAGCGCAGCGCTTGATGTTTCTGCATCCGGTATGATGTCGCTTGATTCTGCAGTTTCTGCATTGAATAAGACTTATTCAGGAACAGCCGGTCAGCTTGGAAACCAGATAAGCCAGCTTAAGACACTTACAAAAGAAGAGCTTGCAAGCGGCAAGGCTGTAGAAATTGTTGCTCAGAAATTTAAGGGCATGGCAGAAGAAACAGCTAAAGCCACAGGTTCTAGCGAACAGTTAAAGAACGCTATAAGCGATTATAAAGAAGAAATAGGTGCGAGCTTTGAAAAGAATCTTTCACCTATGCGCAAGTTTTTTACAGAGCTTATTTCCGGTTGGGCAAGTGCAAAAAAGGCAAAGCGTGAATATGAAGAAGCGGCAGAGCAGAACGAAACAGGAGCCGGAACAGCTGCCTCTTATACAAAGGAAATTGAAGAGCTTGAAAAGAAGATAACAGAAACTTACAGCAAACTTTATGACCTTAAGGATGAAAACAAGCGAAAAGAACGCATCCAGATGTCTCGCGGTTTTATCACCGACAAACAGCTTGATCAGGAGTATGAGGCTTTACAAAATCAGCGCAAAGCTGATGAAGAATTGCTGCGTTTAAGACGCCAGCAAAGAAAAGAAGCTGAACTCGCAGAAGCTGCGGCTAAGAAAGCTGCAGAGGATCAGGCAAAGGCTGACGAAGAAGAGGCTGCAAGAGTTGAAGAAGCAAACAAACTCCTGGAGCGACGCAACAAACTTCGTGAAGCTTATGCAGAAGCTTTGCGCAAAACGCAGGCAGAAATCGCAAATCGTCGCAACCTTGGAGAAGAAATTACTGCAGAAGCAGAAGCTCAGGAGCTTTTGAATGTTGCCACTTCTCATTATATTGCAATGTACTCGGATGCAGCTTTTGACCGTTCACAGACTAAAACCGGAATATGGGAAGGCGAGAAAGAGCATCTTGCTTTTATAGAAGAGCTTGCTGCACAAATTCCGGTTGAAGAAGAAGTTGTTGAAAAATCAAAATCTCATGTAGAAGAGCTTATAGATGCCTGGCAGAAAGAAAAAGAAGAAACACTTGAAATGCAGAAGAAACTGCTCGATGACTATATGGCTTATCTGGAAGAAAAGGCAGAACTTACAGATGAAGAAATAGCACTTAAAGAAAAGCTTCGTGAAGCTCAGAAAAATATTGATGAAGAGATTCTTAAGCAGCAGGCAGAAGCACGCCAAAAGCAGAAAGAAAACATTGCAAATATTATTTCAGATATTGCAGATTATGTTCAGAAGTTTGCAGAAATTACGGGGCAGATTACAGACCTTGCTCGTCAGAACAATGAACAGCAGACTCAGGAAGAGCTTACCGAAATTTCCAAACAGTACACCGACGGACTTATTTCCTATGAGGAATACTGCGAAAAGAAAAAGGAAATCGACCGTAAGGCTGCGCAAGAAGAATATAAACTTAAGATGTGGGAATGGTCCGCAAGTCTTGTTCAGGCAACTGCAAACATTGCAGAAGGTGTTGCAAAGGCAATTGCCCAGGGTGGTGTCGCTGGAATAATCACAGGTGCACTTGTTGCAGCTTCCGGAGCAATTCAGATTGCAACAATTACCGCAAATAAGCCTCGAGCTCCAAACTTTGCAACAGGTGGTATTGTTCCAGGAACAAGCTATTCAGGAGACAGGGTACAGGCAAATGTGAATTCCGGCGAAATGATCTTGAACGCACAACAGCAGGCAAACCTATGGAAAGCTGCAAATGGCACGGGTGGAAGCGGTGCAACAGTAAACATGCCGGTAACCATAGAAAACAATGCAAGCGATAAGGTGAGTGCAAATGCTCAGATGTCGCCTGACGGTTTAAGAATAATGATTAATCAGATTGTATCATCAGAAATGGAGAGAGGTACATATTCTCAATCCATGCATATAGCCCAAAGCCGTGAAAACGGAATAGGTATTTATTAGGAGTTTATATGACAGTTTCACAATGGCCTTCAAATGTAAATACAAGATTTTATTCAGGAAACGACAAACCGCTTGAAAACACAGAAGAAGTGTCTTTTCTTTCGGGGCGTCGTGTTGCCTGGCAGATAAACACAAAAAAGCTTATGAGCTTTAAGCTCAAGCTTCAGCTTACTCATACAGAGCTTGCTAATTTCTGGACCTGGTTTAATGATACTCTGGGGCAGACTGCTGGATGCTTTACCTGTTCTGCAATAGGAAACGGATATTATAAGTTTATGAATATTCCAAGTCCTGAAGATACAGACCAGACAACACGCGTACTTTCTATGGAAATCCAGGAGGTTCTCTAATGAGCCTTACAGCTTCACAGATTTATCGTCTTTTTTTTGACGGCGGCAATTATGCCAAACAATACCTTATAAAGCTTATTCATCCGGTTGCAGGAACGCTGCGCTTTGTAAACAATAATCAGAATGTTGTTTTTAACAATGAAACATATCTGCCTGCCAATTTTGATTATCAGCGACCTGATACACTCGGAGGCGGTGGGTCTCTTAATATTTCTGCAATAGATAATGCAGATTTAGTTGAATGGGTAGACAAGGCAGACTGCCGCTACACGCTTGAAGTAGTGGGAATTATCAATGGCTCAGATGTTCAGGAGATCCGTTCATATAAACATTTCTATGGCTCGGTAACAATGGGCGATAATAACGAACTCAGCTTTACTCTTGAGAATGATGGCCGACTTGATATGCAGTTCACTGTCTATAAATACGATACGGACTTAAACAGGGGTAATGCGTGATAGATGTATCTGACCTTATCGGTATTCCTTATAAGGACGGAGGACGCGACAAGACCGGATACGACTGCTATGGGTTATGTATTGAAGTAGAAAAAAGACTTAACCGCCGTCTCGAAGATGTAATATATGAAAATCACGATGAAGCTCTCGCCAATAAATATGTTCCAACTTTAAACCTTCATAAAACTGACTTTATTAAAGAAGGTGCACTTTTGGAGATGGAACGAAACGGCGAGCTGCATATTGCAGTTGCTCTTGATGAGCGCACAATGATTCACGCAACAACAAATCAGGGTGTAAAAATATCACCAGTCTATACCAAAATGCTAAGAAACATATATGAGGTGCCACAATGGGAAGAATCAGCGTCTTTGACACACTGACCGCAAAAAGCGAAACAATAAACGCAAACGGAAAACTCAAAAACATATTTCCAGAAATAAACTTTAATCATTCACTTGTCTTAAAAAAAGGCTGCCGACTTGACGGAGAATATGAAGTACAGCCGGAAGATGTTCTTTTTGTTCGTAAGGTTCCAGCTGCTGCTACAACCGTTGCAATTATTGCCGTTACCGTTTGGGTTGTTGCTGTTGGAACTGCTGTCGGCGTATCAATTTATCAGGATAAAAAAGCAAAGGCCCGTGAAGAAATGGAAAAAGCCCAGCGCAATGCTAAAAATATGGCACAGCAGGCGCAGCAATTACCTTTTATCCGCGGGGCAAAAAATAAAAATGCGCTTGGAAATGCGGTGCAGTTTGTAATGGGTTCTGTTTACAACACGCCATATAATCTTACAAGCGGATTCTACAGTATTGATGGCACAGATGGAGAAAACAGCTATTATAATGCAGTTTTCTCTGCCGGTTATGGTTCACAGAAAATTTCAGAAATCATGCTGGGCAATGAAACACTTGTTTCAAGTGGCAGCGGTATAGACGGCGAAGTTGCTTTTGATAACGGAATCTACAAAGGACGCGTAGAAGTCCGCCAGCCTGGAAGCAATATGACCTTAACAAATTGCAATTACAAAGTAAGCTCAACTTATTCAGGCGCAGAACTTAAGCATGAATTTGAACAGGATGCAGTGCCGGTAATTGTTCAAGCTGCAAGTAATGCAATGAAAATACAGGTTTGTATTGCCTTTAATGCGTTGCGTTATTATGATTCAGAAAACGAAACATGGACTGACCGTACAGCTGTAGTTCGACCATATTGGAGTAATGATGGCGGCACTACCTGGAACGAGTTTACCTTTGCTGGTTCAACTAACAATTCATTCACTAAAAATGCAAATAAAACTATCCGCTTTGTTGCAGAAAAAACATTTTCAGCGTCAGAAAGCTATGGTAAAGACATCCTGATTAAAGTTGAAAAGGAAACTCCAAAGATGGAATCCGGCTCACAAGAGGACTGTGTATTATTGTGGTATCAGACTTTCTGTTATGATGCCGCCGTTTCTTCTTCTGTCTCATTACAGGCATGTACCGTGGTTGAAGATCAGCTTAAGGGAAAACTTACTCGCGTTGCTTATCGCATTATTGCAAATGATAATACAGAAAACATGCTTGATGAATTGCACTGTATGTCTTTGGGGCTTGCCAGAACCTGGAGCACTAATGCCTGGAGCCAGTCAAAAACCGCAACAAGAAACCCTGCTGCATGGCTTTTGGAAGTTCTGACTTCTGATATTCATGCGCCTTCAAAATATCAGGATTCAGAACTTTACCTGCCTTCTTTCGGGGCATTGTATGAATATTGCGAAACAAACTCTTTTTATTGCGACGGAATTGTAAGCGAATCAATAAAGAAAAAAGACCTTATTGAAAAAATCCTTACGCTTTGTAATTCAACGCTTATTATAAATGCAGACGGTTTGCTCGAAGTTCGTACAGATAAACTTGAAACAAACCCTGTTGCGCTTTTGAATAGTGAAAACATTATTTCCATGACCTGGAGCAAGAGCCTTGGAAGAAAGCTTGACGGTAAAAAAATAACTTTTACGAACCGCGACAGCTGGACTGTTGATACATTCTACACAATGCTTGACGGCGGTTCTTATGATTATACCACAGATAAAGTTGATGCACTTGCTCTTGAATATGTAACCACTTATAACCATGCCTATAAACTCGGACAAAGAAATCTTCGCGAAATGCAGCTTATGCCTCAGGTTATGGAGGTAGAAGTAGGAAGCGAAGGCGACTATTATCCGCTTTATTCAACTATTCTTATGCAGCTTCCGCAACTTCTTCAGGGGCTTCGTTCAAGTACAATTCAGAGTATAAAGTTTAATGCTTCAAACGAAATTACCGAAATAGTAATTTCAGATGCTGTTGAGTTTGTAGAAAATACACGCTATGGAGTTGTCATTCAGGCAACAAACGATCTGGGGTATAAGCTTTATAATGCAGAAGTTCTTGGTGAAGGCATGACAAGAAAACTTGTTTTTGCAACTCCAGTTCAGGCAGACTCTTCCGGCATCGTTCCTTCTTTGGGAAATCATCTTTCTTTTGGGCTTTTGGATAATAACGGACAGTTTACAAAAATAACTCATACAATGAAGATCTACGGAATAGCACCTTCCGACAAGGGTGGTTATAAGCTTACACTTCGTAATTATAATCCAGATGTTTATTCTTATGGAGGTTCTATTCCTGAATACAAGAGCAACATTACAAAACCGCAGACAGCAAGCAGAACGCTCACAATGAGAGACTTTCACCAGCTGCAAAATCAGATGAACGATATGCAGCAGCAGCTTATAGCGATTTATTCTCAAATTGCACCGATGAGTATTACAGCTGATGTAACCTCTGCTCAGATTAATACAGATGAAAACGGCCGCGCAGTCTTACCACAGAGAATAGAAACGACAATTACCGTAAGACAGGGAACACAGCCGAGAAATTTCTCAATAGGTGAAATTATTATTCCAAACGGTTGGGAGTATGAGGTTATCGGAAGTAAGATTACATTCTTTATAAAGCAGGATGCAGTCATTAAGCCTGGAAGATTTAAGATTCCGGTCTATTATAATCCAGTTGTTTCAAATGACCAGTACGAGGATGAAGAAGGTAATGAATATCAGGATGAAAATGAGCTGAACTATATTGAGCAGACCGTTTCGCAAACTCCTTTTGAACATGATTTATGGTTTACATATACCTGCCAGAGCGAGGGTGCTTTTTTAGGAACCATTACAGCTGTAGAAGATATTCCAGAGCTTCTTGCTTTGAACGATTATTTTGTATGGGGCGGAGAACAGACTGCTTCAAATCTTTCAATAAACGGCCAGTTTATGCCAGGCAGATTGTATAAATATATCGGACTGGATAAAGCATGGAAATGGGAAGAAGATACCGATATAGGACACAACAATATAGCTATGGGAGATATTCTCAATGTTGCCGATGCAGATTTGCAGAATAATAACTCCAATGCCTATGAATATTTACAGCATCTTACTGCTAACAGTATATTTGCGGATCGTCTTGTTGCAAATCAGGCTTTTATCGACAAGCTTTCTGCAAATGAAGCTTTTATTAACAGTATTTTTACAAAAGAGCTTACAGTCTCAGAAGATGGTTTTATTCAAAGTGAGAACTATTCAGAAGGCAGCTCAAGCGGTTTCAAGATTACAGCAGATGGTATTATCAATGCTTATCAAGGACGATTTGCCGGAGGACTTGGAAAAGTTGAGACACTTGATATTAACTATAGAGGTTTTATTCCTTTTATAACAGGCTTGATGATTATTTCTGTTAGACAAACTTTTGTTTATTCTGGTTCAGATGTTAGAACGGTTTTAACTCCTGTGTATGTTGGACTTATTTCAAGTTATGGTTATTCGACTATAGTTGGAGGAATGATAGAGAGGCATCAAGAACAGAATGCAAAGATTGATATTTACCAGAGCAACAATATTTCATTCACTTATACAACGGAAACAGAAACTCAGCTTGTGGTGAGAAATATTAAGACAGGTTATAAAATATCGGGCATAGGTATTACTTCAAATAATCCTGTATTAGAAATTAATGTGCTGAATATATAAATATAAGGAGACAAAATATGTCAAACACAAGATTCAAAGGTTCAATTTCAAGCGAGAGGCTTTCTCTTGGTACATTGTCAGACACAGACATGATCCAGACAAGGCACCTGCCTGGAACAGAAAACGACTCAGATAAGGGTGTTTCAAAGGCTGTACTTCAGAGCGTTCCTATTGCTATCTGTACAACAGCGGCAGCAACAGAAGGAAAAACTGCATCTCTTGCTTCTGAAAGTTGTCCTGACTTTACATTGCTTTCGGGGCGTGAGGTTCTGGTTTATTTTACAAACGGCAATACTGCGGCAACACCTACACTCAATTTTGCCGGCACCGGTTCTTATCCAATTGCTTCACTTGGTAAGGGTGTTGTAAATCCAAATACAACGCCATTCTGGATGCATCTTAAATATGTTGATATTACTGTAAATTCAACTCGTATTCAGAAATGGCTTTTGATGGATGAAACAAGCTTTGAAGGTTCTCACAATGTCAGTCGCAAAGAGCCAAAGGATATTACCGAGTATTATTCAGACGGCACACTCTGGCAGCGTTTGAACGGAACAAACGGCTTTTCGCTTTATGAAGATATTTATGTCGGAGATTATTTCCAGATGTCGCGTGCAATTACGGCCCCAAATCAGGATTCACAGTATGCTACAACCGGCACAAAGTGGGTAACCATTGCCGGCATTGACACTCTCATGGGAAACGGAGACAGCTTTACAGAAGGTGATAACGATGCGTTAAATCCTACAAGCGGCAAGCATCATCTTGTTATGATACCAGGAAAAGGCTTTGACGGTTCAGAGCCAAATCATTTTGGTAGAAAAAGAATGAACAGCTCTAATACAACCGCTGGAGGTTATCAGGGTTCTGAAATGTTCTCAAGCACTCTTGGTTCTGTTGCAAGTTCTGGAAGTACAGCTTCAGGGGCAACAATCAACCAGCAGCTTAAAGCAGAGTTTGGAAGCCATCTTAAGACTATAAGGGAATTGCTGTCAATTTCTATAAATTCAAGCGGCTACAATAGACTTGGTGCTGCATCCGGCTGTTCAAACTCTTGGAATTATTTCAGCGTTCAGGCCTGTTTGATGAGTGAAATTGAAGTCTATGGTTCAATCGTTTTTAGTTCTTCTGGATATGACACAGGCTTTGCAAAAAACAAGCTTCCTGTTTTCAATGATACCAGAGCAATGAACAACAGAAGTTCATACTACTGGCTCCGCGATGTAGCGTCTGCTGCTGACTTCTGCGGTGTGAACGGCCGTGGCTATGCGGACTCCGGCAACGCGTCGCGTGCGAGCATTTATGTCCGCCCCCGCTTCGTAATCGCAGCGTAAGCGCCGCCTTAATCTCCGAGCCCTTTTGGGCTCGGAGCACATACATAAAAATGACTTTATTACAAAAGGAGATCAGATAAAAGAAATGAGTGTGCCAAGCGGATTGCGAGATTTAAGCAAGATGGAGTATTACAAAAACGCCGTAAGAATCCGTACACTTATTGACGAATGGTTAATCCGTGAGTTCGGACTTAAAAAGAGCTACCGCAGTGTGCGGCAGGTTATTAAGAACATAACCGAAGATGACCAGAAGCTGATTGACAGTATATTTGAAAAGTACAATGCAAATTTAAATAAAACCTATAATGGAGAATATCCTGAATAGTATATAAGGCATGAGCAGGAGCTTATAGCAAATTATACCGCCAGGCTTATTTTATACATTACCACTGCAAACAAGCTTAATCCGACATTACCGTTTGAATGGGAAGAACGGAGAAAACAGCAGAACCTTGCAATAAGCCAGGTACAGATTATTTATACAGAAATAGCGCACATAAAGGAAATATTCAATGTAAGCTTAAGGTTTACGGAGGATCTGTTAAAAGCTCTGGACCGTGAAGAGAGCTTATTAAAAGGCTGGAGACAGTCTGATAATAAAAGGAGAAAAGAAAAACAGGGTGATGCTTGATAGCGTCTGCTGCTAACTTCTGCAATGTGAACAACAATGGCAATGCGAACTACAACAACGCGTCGAATGCGAACAATTATGTCCGCCCCCGATTTGAAATCGTGTGCAATGGATTTTTAATCCGCGCACAATTGCGAAGGAAGTGTCATCCTTGCCGTAAAAGGCAAATAAGCGCAGATGATGTCGTCTGATAAGTCAGGAACGGCTGTAAACATCTGCCCACTTTTTTATTATGAACGAGTTTGAAATACTGACAGATTTAGATAATCTCTATGATTCTTTTATAAAATGCCGGAAAGGTACGGACTGGAAGGCAAGTGTTCAGTATTTTGAAGCAAATCTTTTCAAGAACCTGAACCACCTGAAAAACGAACTTGAGACAGGTGCTTATAGACAGAAACCTTTTTTTGAGTTTGACCTGAACGAAAGAGGAAAAACAAGACATATAAAGGCAATGAATATTGCAGACAGAGTAGTGCAAAGAACATTGTGCGACAAGGTTCTGAATCCTATCTTGTTTAAGTCTCTTGTTTATGATAATGCAGCAAGCGTAAAAGGAAAGGGCATCCAGTTCTCAAGAGATCGTATTAAAGTGCATCTGCAAAGGTATTACAGAAAATACGGAAATACAGGTTATGTGCTGCTTATAGATTTTTCAAAATATTTTGATAACATACCGCATGAAATGCTTTTGCAGAAAATCGGTGAGAAGATAGATGATGAGAGAATTGTAGAACTCGTAAAATATCTTATATCAACCTTTGGAGATAAAGGCGTAGGAATTGGAAGCCAGCTCTCACAGACTGCAGGAATATTTTATCCGACAGAGTTAGATACTTTCTGCAAGATAGTCAAAGGCTGTAAATACTATGGCAGATACATGGACGATACTTATATCATCCATCACGATAAAGAATTCCTGCGCTCGCTTTTAGTTGAATACAAAAAGATTGCCAAGAAACTTGGAATACAAATTAATTCAAAGAAAACGCAGATTGTAAAGCTTGAAAAAGGCTTTATGTTTTTGAAGATGAGATATGTCTTAAAGCCTTCCGGCAGAATACTTGTAATTCCGGCCAGGTGTTCAATTGTACGCGAAAGAAGAAAACTTAAGAAGCTCAGGGGCCTTGTGGATCAGAAACGCATGACAGAAGAACAGGCAAAGGAACAGTACAGAAGCTGGCGCGGAAACATCGTAAAATACAATTCATATTTGAGCGTAAGAACAACAGACGCTTTATATAAAGAACTTTTTGGAGGAAAGAAAAATGTCAAAAAAGCAACAGAAAACAGAACTCACTGAAATGGAAAAGGACGCCATAAGGGCAGAAATCCGCGCTCTTGTTTCAAGCCTGGATGCACCTACAAGCTCTATAGGAGACTGGAAGATTGTAAAGATTTACGAGGCACGCCTTAAAGGTGAACCAGACCCTTATGACTATGAGACCCTCTCTGCAGAGAGACAGGAAGTGCGCGATCGTATCAACGAGCTTGAAGCACAGCTGGAGCAATGCGATGACTGAGGCGATTGTTTTAAGCAAGTCTGATATTAGAAAGATACTTGCTGAATATTACAGTGTAGAAATTGAAAAGGTCCTGCCGTCAAAATACAGTTTCACCATTATAAAAAGCGACGGAAGGGAAATCGGCTGCCAGGAAAAAGTGGTACACAAAAGTGGTACACAAACACCGGACACTTGCGAACAGCTGTGAACAAAATACATTGAAAAACACGCTAAATCATTGTAAAATATGCAATTATTAAGGTTTATGCACATATACGAACCGATGTGAACAAGAATTTACCCAACTCCTAAGCAACAGGTAGTGCGTTCGAGTCGCATCGGAATCAACTCGTAAATGCTTATAATATAAGGATTTACGCGCTTTCTTTCTTTTTTGGGTCCTGAAAGAAGGCAAAAAATGCAGAGTGGT